TCTCGTAGCCCTTGATCATCGCCTCAGTGACGAGGTACGGGGCCTTAGGTAGGAGCGCGCTGCGCTCGATCATGTCCGAAGACCGTGAATTGTAGCTGCGCTGCGCGTCCTTCGAGTGACGGATCAGCGATTGGAATTTCTTACGCCCCTCGATGTTGATGTAACGACCGGGGCAGCGGACCACGGGGATGCGCTTCCAGTCATAGTAGTACGGGCCTTCGAGGATCGTCGAGCCGTCAATCTTTGCCCACATGACCTGCCACTTCGTGGTCTTACGGATCATCTTCGCGCCAGTCTTTTTGTTCCGCGCGATGCGGGTGACGCCGCTCTTCTCGTGCGTCAGGCCGTGATCTTCGAGGTGTTGCTCGGTAGCCTTGAGATCGGAGTCGTAGTCACGGACGGTGCCGTCCGTCATCTTCGCAATCCACTTCTCGCGCGGGACGCGCTCAAAGTATTCGGCGATGCGCACTTCCTTGTCCGTGAACCAGCCGTAGCTGTCTCGCGAGACATTGAAGCTGTTCATGTTGCCGTCTGGATACAGCGCTTCGTAGTTCTCATCGGAGATGCGCTCAGCAACAAGGCAGCGGTTGGCGTCTCCCGCGCACGCGTCAGCGCACTGCGGATCCCACACCACCGTCTGCGGATTCGAGATGTTCAGGATGCGTAGCACCTGATCGAACGCGCCTTCACCATCGTCCTGCATGTACGTGGGCATGATGCGCCACGCACCGAAACCGCCAGCGACGGCGAACTTGAACTGCTCTTTGTAGATCTGGTCGGCGCGACTCGCCTGCTCGATGGAGCGGCACAGCCCGGCGAAAACTTCGGCGGTCGACTCGGAGGCGCCCTCAGACGACGGCCGGACCTTGCCGGCGGGGCGCGTCTGGCGCATATCCGCGACAACCATATTGACCGGCTGCAAGCACCGGTTGAAGGTGTAGCAGGGCTTGCCGCGTCTGTTCTGCAATACTACTGGGTCCCATTGCCCCATCGCCTCCGCGTTGTAGATGAAGTTCAAATCTTCCGAGTGCATGCGGCGGTTCTCTTCCCACGCGCCGACACCTTCATCATAGAAATTGCGGATACGCGAGAGTAGGCCCTCGTTATCCTTGATCTGGAAGCCAGGCGAGTCAGGAAGCGTGCCGCGTTGTCCCGGCACGTCTCCAATAAGATCCCAGTTGTCGCCTGCGTTCGTCGTCATTTACGTCGGCATCTCGTCCACGATAGCGCGCTGTCCGTCACCGACGAAAACGCCATCGAACGTGTTGGGCGGAATGTACTTCGCAGCCCCGTCGTTCTTCCATTCGTGCACGGCCTTTTGATCCTTTGTTTTTCGTCCGGTGTCTACCAGCTTCTGGTACTGGACACGGACCTGGTTGCGAATCGCACCATTCTTGAAGTTGAACGGGGCGACTTTGCCCTTGCGCTCAATGACGAGATTGTTCATGCCGGCGGTGACATGCACGGTGTACGTACCCAGCTGGAGCTTCCGGCCGTTGTTGTCGACGCGTCGAGGATCCTCATCCTGCTGACACTCTTCAACCTGTTTGCCATCCGACGCCGGGCGTTTCACGAAACGCCAATCGACAGAGGTGTGTGTAACCTTGTCGTCTTTATCTTTGTGCTCGATTTTGTGCGCCGCCTGCTGTCGCAGCCGGATGCCCTCTTCGTGCACCAGCTTCACTGTAACGCTCATTTGGTCTCACCCCTTACGCTTGCGCGTGAAATTAAAAAATTCACCATCTCATCCTGTCTGCCTTTCAGCGCGGCCATCATGTGCTTGATGCCGATCATGTCCTTCGAGTAGTGATAGAACCAAAGTTTCCTACTCTTCACATCGACCAACATGAACGCACCGCGCTTGCGGAATTCGGCCTCCACCTCACGGATGGGCGTCAGCCGCTCCACACCCCACCCTGTGTCGCCATGTTCGGATCCCAGCTGAACCACGGTAGGCCGCCCTCGCTGGCCGGCGGAGCCTTCGCCACATCGAAGCCGCTCATCACGTTGTAACGTGTGGCATCCATGATGTGATCGTTCTTCTTGATGATGTTGCCTTTCTCGTCGCGACGATAGAGGCGCACTTCCTTGAACCAATTCGTCAGCGTGCTGAAGACGCGCAACTGCTGCGTCGAGAGCATGTCCCAGGTTTGGATCAGACCAGACACGACAGTGTTGTCGGCCTTGCTGACCTTCAGCCCGAGTCGACAGTAGGCGTCGATCAGTAGCTCGCCGTCGGGTCCGCGAGCTTTTTGGGCGGCGGGGTCTATGACACCAGGTATCCACGAACCGCGCCTCATTATTGCCGCAGCGTGTACGGCGGGGTCGGCCTGCCCCCTATAGTATTCGTCATACGCCACCGCCGGATACCGGCGCTGACCGGAGGCGTCATTGAAGCCGTTGTCTATATCCCAAGCGAACCAGATGACCGCAGTGCAGTTCCAGCCTGGATCCATACCATACGAGCGCGGCCAGTGCGACGGAATGTCGAATGGCTCTATCTTCATCACGTCTTCGGGGATCGGGTAGATCGCTCCGGTGCCGTGACCAGGGATGCCGGACTTTCTCGCCTGCAGCTGCCACGCGGGTACGCCCGCGAGGATCGCGTTTTTCTCTTTCTCGCCTAGATGAGGGACATCATCCATATCTAAAAAAATCGCGGCGCGGCTCATGTTGTGCCGCACTTTTTACACGTTTTCATCGACAACTATCTCCTCTCCCTCACCCATGTCCCACGCTGCGGCCGGGACAGCGTCTGGCTCGGGCGAGAGATCAGGAAGAAAGGTAATCATCAGGTCCGAGACGCCTAACATTGGCGTCTCTGTCAACGCGAGCGTGCCGTTCGGCTCGCCGGGCACCGTACTTAGCAAACGGAGCAGGCACTCGGTGTAAATTTCAAGTTTTGGCTCTTCGTCCAAGTGGATACGATGCTGTCGCGTGCCTTGGAACGCTTCGCGGCCTTGATCGTACGACTTGAACTGCAGCGTCGAGATTCCTCCGGACACATGCCGTACGAAAACCGACTCAAACGCATCGGCGAGACCGTGTTTCACGGTCCGCCGCACCAAAAGATCTCCAGGAATCATGCCGGTGCCGTACGCTTGCTCTTGGCCCGGCTTCCCGCAGAATTTTTCCTGCAAAATGTCGCGCGTGTTCTTCGCAGTGTCCGTCGCGACCCACATATCGATAGGATGGGCGTATCGGCGGCCGGGCCACCAGTCTGGATACAGTCCGGTGAGGTGTAGTACGTCCGCGAAACACCCGCAATGCGTTTTTCCCGTTCTGTTTCCACCGAAAAGCGCGATCTCGTCGTCTGTTTGCTCCAACGCGAAGAATCGCATCTGCTTCGGATAGTGCTTCCGCCCCAGTGGGCAGTTCTTCAGCGCTGGATGGTCAGACGGATCCTGAAACCAAGTCACTATTTGGGTCTGATCCTGGATCTGCGCACGTTGGCTCAGGATCTGTATCAACTTCGTCGTCTCTGGCAGGCTCAACGACTTCAAATTCTGCTTCGATAGCAGAGTCTGCAGCTGCGGCGGGAGCGGCGAGTATACCCTGTCGATCAAATCTTGATAGGAGCGTGGTAAGTTGCGCATGAGCTTGGTCCAACGATAGGTTTTGCTTGACGTTGAGATCCACTTTCAGGTTCTCACCGAACTTTTCCGGGAAAAAGTTCGCTGCGATACGCCCGAGCATGCGCGCGTCACCCTTTGTGGCGGCCGCGGAGGCTGCGTGGTCGAATACAGCCCGCGCGACCTGCGCGGCGTCGTCAAAATCCTTCTGAAACTCGCCGTTGCTGTTCAGCTCCTTGTGGAACTGCACGTTCGTGGCGCCTACCGAGCGCAGCGACTGCTTCATGTCCGCCGTGTTGGCGTACGTGATCAGGAACGCGCGTCGCTTCTCGTCTGTCCAGTCAAAATCTTCGGTCACGCTCAGCGTCCGGGTGACGCCGATGCTCTCTTCTAGGCGGTTCACTGCGTCCCTAAAGGTCGTGTTCCAGCTCAAGATCGCTAGAAACTCAGACTCGCTGCGCCCGCACGCATCAGCCGCGAGCGCGAAGTCTTTCAGCTCCGCGTACTTCGCCAAAAAATTCTTCTCACCAGCGCTAGGCACCGGAGGGCCGGCAGGCGCTGTATTCTTCTGCGTGTAGTTACGCCTGCGCGCTTCCTCAAGCTCAGGCACTCCCTTGCCATAGACCGGCACCTGGCCGCGCTCGACGCGTTGGCAATCAACACATATGCTTCCGTTCGCGACGTAGCGTGCGGCCCGGTGCCCGGTAACGCACAGCTCGCCAGTCCAGAAGTGCTTCCAGCCACGCGCCTTCGCCTCTGCAAGAGAAACGAAGCGTGTCGGCATATGGTTGTACATGTCCGGCCGACCATCGCGCAGGGGCGCGACCGTCTCCGGCTTGATCTTGGGCCACTTACCCCAGGGGGTGCTCGGTGCGCCGGGGGTCTTCGCCTTCGCGAGGCTCCCTAGCTGGTCATCGTCCGCTACGTTCTGTCCCATACGCTAGGCGCGATGCCAATCCTCGCTTCCTGACATAAAGTGTCCGTTCCGGTCGTAGCCCGCGGACTGCTGCCACATCAGGCATTCGTTCAGCGACTCGTCGGGGTCGACGGAGTAGATCGCCTTCTGCCAGATGAACGCAAGGTGCCCGATACCGGGGAACCCACAGCGGTCAAAGTCAACCAATGTCACGTTGCGGAAACTAAACTCCACGACGTCGCCCGGCTTCACTTGCATTGGGATTATCGCGCCAGTTTCAGCGCCATCCTCAAACCACAGAGTCTTGCCCGAGAGCTTGCTCGGCGCGAATCTCATCACGCGACCGTCGGCGCTGAGCACGGGCGGCCCCTCGCTGATCTCTTGTTTGAACGCTACCTTGCGCCGCTGGCGGCGGCCGTAGCCAACACCGACAACGACCGCTTTGTGTATCTCCACCCCTGGTGTAAGGAGCGTGGGATGCACATACGGTAAAATTTTCACAAGAACTCGATCTCGCAATACGTGAACACGTCGGCCAACTTCTTCCAGCTCTTCGGTGAGCATCATAGGATCACCGCGTCCACGTCGGTGTCGCGCATCAGGCGCACCTTCTTTCCGACTCCGTAATCTGCATCCATGCCGGCGGTGGCCGCGAAGGAGACTATGTCTCCAACGTGGCACTCCATAGGAGCGCGCTCACCGAGGGGGAGCATCCGTCCGGGCCCGACCGCGACGACTTCGCCGCGCAAGATACGCTGCCAGTCAGGGAGCTTGATGACCCCCTCAGCTTTATCCAGGAGCGCCACCGCGATCAGATCATCGAGTAGCTTCTGCGAAAAATCAATCTTTGCCATTTCGTCCTCTCACCTACGAAATTGAAAAACTTAATACGTTAAGCCGCTCACCGTAGCGAGCGCGCACAGCTCGATGATAGCGATCACCGCGGTCGACGTGAACGGCTGGCCGGTAACAGAGTCGATGGCAGTGAACTGCATGCCGACCTGGCAGAGCTGCGAGCCAATGTACGGGAACGTCATCTGCCATGCCGACGCCAACACCTGCAGATACATCGTCGCAGCGAACGCGGGGTACGTGAACGGCGAGCCCGCCGTGCCGACCGCGCCAGACGCGTTCAGCGTGATAGGGCCGCAGTTCGGAAGCACGACACTGTTGGTGATGTCGTCGATCTCGATAGCTATCGAGGTCGGGATGACCGGCGTGTTCGTGTGGTCCACGAACTGCAGGTCCATGAAGATGTCAGTGTTCGGGTAGGCTTTGACGTTTGCATAGGGAAGTATGGGCTGTCCCTGGAGATATTTATTTCCGATTGGCATTATGCTTCTCCAGGTACGCTGCCAAGTCTAACAACCTATCAACGCTATCTCGCGCCAACCCTAATATCACATTGCAGTTGCGGCAGGTCCAGCCTCTCGGCTTACCGGTGACGTGGTCATGATCGAAATGAAGTACGCCCCACCTGTCGTTCGGCGGGCCGTTGCAAATTTCACAAAATTCAGGTCGCGGCCGCCCCATCGCTTTTTCTTGCGCTGCCAGGTCCCTCGCGCGTCGCGCGGCCAGCCATTCTGGAGTGCGTATAGAAACCGCATGGTGTTTGGCACACATGCCGTTCTTTCGAGCTTGCGTAATGCAATCGGCTACGGAGCATTTAACCCCTTTGTAGCTGAAAACACGCTTCGATAGCGCGCCCTTTTTTACGTACTTTCCCACGTCTTACCGCCAGGAGCGGTCGAGCCGGATACCGCAGTAGCAGACCCCGAGTCGAATGTTGGTCAGAATGATCATCGCATCTTCTTGAACGACCGCTCGCCGCTCGGGCCGCGAAACTCGCGCGGCGACTTGCCCGAGAGCACGTGCTTCGCTCGCGCGTGCGCGGCCGAGCACTCTTTCGTGGTGATGTGGCCCGAGACCCAGTCCTCAGTCGCACGGCGGATCGTGTGCTTCGCGCTCTCGCGCATCAGCTTCTTGTCCGTCGGGGGCGGGGGTGCCTTGCTCGACGCCAGCTCACCGCTCTGCTGCTCGGGCTCCGTCACGGACTTCTCGCCCTTTGACTTCTTCGCGCGCTTTTTGTCTTGACCTTTCGGGGTCTTGCTGATGCCGAAGATGGCACCGAGCATAGGGGCTACGTCAGCCATTTTATTTCCCTGTTCGCATGTAGTTGTCGGCCTTCTCTCCGTGAGACTTGCCGATGTCTGGGTACTTCCGATGTACTGCGGCGCGTACGCGCGCCTCTACCGGCTTCCCGCTGGCGCGAGCCAGCGCGTTGCGCGCGTGGCTCTCGTTCTCGATGGGGTAGGAACGGTCAGGACCGGCAAAGTTCTTGCCGGATATTTTCTTCCTGGCCGCTGCGTTCAGCTTAGCCACCGCAGCCTCCCTGTCCACCTGTGACTTCGAACGAGCTGGTGCCATACACGCCGCTGCCTATGAACTGCAGCCACGCGCCGATGCCTTCGAGGTACACGGTCTGTCCGCAGTTCACCCCGATCTCATTCGCTACGGGTGTGCCGAGAACCGGAGCAGCCGCAGCTGACGGC